ATATTAGATATAGTTAATGAACAAATAGAAGTTTCTCCAAGATATTTAGAATCAAAACCACCTTTAAACCAATATGGCGAAGAGTTTGGTGCAAAAGGTGCTTATGGAATTACTACAGAAGAATTAAAACAAAAAGAAATACAAGATGTTATAAAACAAACTCTAGGTATAGACACACCTACAAATGTAGTAGAAGGAACAGTTACAGAGATGGAAGAGTATAGGTTTAAAAAACTTATAGAGGAAGTAGATGATGCAACACCTGATGTAACAAAGATTACACCTGAACAAGCTAGAACAATAGACGATGCAATAGAAGAATCTATGGCTCTATTGAGTAGAGAAAGGTTTGAACTTATACAAGGTTCAAAGAACAGACCTTTTAAGAATATAGATATTACTTATGACCAGGCTTTTAAAGCTATTAAAAATAAGTTAGTTAATATATTTGCTGACGGTGTTACTTTAGTTGATGCATATGAATTAGGTTTAATAATTATGTCAATAACTGGAGCTGTAGATACAAGCGTAGAAGGTATAATAGATATTGTGTTCCCTAATGATACTAAAGATAATAGAAGTTTTCCTGAAAAGGTTATAGCTAACCTAGATGATTTAGCACCATACTCTCCTACTGAACAATTCCTAAGAAAGAATAAAGAATCTAGAGCAATGAAACTAAATCCTGAAGTAGCAGAAACAGCTAGAGACTCATACAATAGAGGAGACATTACTTTCTTTGAACATATGGCAGCTCTTGATAAAGTTATAAAAGGTCAGAAAAGCTATGTATATGAAGAGTTAACTCCCAATATAGGTATGATACCAACTAAGATGATAGACCATGCAAATCCTCAACATGTATTCTATAATATAGGTGAAACAATTAGAGGTAATAAATAATGCCAGATGATGTAACAATATATGGTCCAAACGGAGCAACTAAACAAGTCCCTTCAGGGGAAGTTGGTATGTGGACGCAAAATGGATGGAGTATAACACCACCTGAAGCACAAAAACCACAAGGTAATTGGATACACAGTAATAAATTAGTTGCAGATTATGTATATGCAAAAAATGGAGTAGTGTATTTTGCATATGATATATCTGATTTAGTAGGTTATCCATCTTATATTTCTTATGCAGCTAATGGTTTAAATCCAAATAAGTATACAACTAACTGGGGTGTAGATGCTGCAGGTAATAATAGAACAGGACCTAGATTATCAAACACACCTCCACCAGGAGAAGTGATAGAAGACCCTAGTTTAACTATGACAGGATTTGCAGTAGGTGGAGATTGGGCTGCAGTAAACATGACAATAGACCCTACAACTGGAAATAGAATAAATGCTAATGGTTTCTCAAGTTTTGTATTTAGTGGGTTTCAAGAATTAGAAACATCTTATCCATGGTTATTTGATGAAGTAAATGGTCAAGCAGTTGGTCTTACATTATTATTCAAAGCACTAGCATTGGGTACTACTCTAACCTCAGAACAGCTGAGTAGAGCAGGATTAACTACAGGATATACACAAGGTCAATTAGATTATATAAACGCAACAATACTTACAGGAGGAGATGACCCATTATCTTTTAATTTAAATGGTGATACTGTAACAAATCAAAAGTATGCGAAGTTAATAGGTGGAACAAAAGATAAATTAGATACTGCATTAGAAGGTATAGGTATAAGTCCAGAAGCATTTGAAAGAGAGAATGCAGAACTATATGAAAATCTATGGAACCAAGTCACAAGAGGTAAAGTGACAGCAACTTTATTAGACGAATATTTAGGTTTTGTTTTAGGTATTGAAGGATATGACTATTCAAAGGATAGTGATTTCTATTCAATATTTTCAGGTCCTAGAAGTGAATTAAATAATACTACATGGAAACAAGATACTTCATCTTTTACACAGGGTATTAATGCTAAAAGTGATGCTCTAAGTTGGATAGGTTTAAACCGTTGGAATGCTCTATCAAAGGAAGAACAAAATAGTCTTGTTGAATTATTTGCAAATGACAAAACAGCTTTTGATACTAGAATGCAAACTATGTTTGATAACGACCCAGTATTTGGAGAAAGATTTGGTGGAAAAAATCTTAAGTATTCTCAAGTAGTAGGTCCATATAAGACTTTCTGGCAAAGTACTTTTGGTGAAGTAGCTGATGAAGGAGATGAAGGATTCTTAGAAGGATTAGGATTATCACAAATGGATGCAAAAAAACTTTATAGAACTTCTGCTTATAATAAAAGAAATGAATTTTTTATGAATACTATGGCTGATAATATAACAACAAGTTTAGGCGGTAATATTCAAGGAGGATATAGGATAACATAATGGTAACAATATATAGATATGATGCACCAGATGGAGAAACATTTGATGATGCTTGGGTAGATAAGGGTGGACCAAATGAAGACCCTGAAATAAAAAAGTTTAAAACTGCAAAAGCCTATGCAGACCATTTAGTAGCAACTGCAAGTTATACTTATTCTAAAAATGAAATTAAAGAACCAAATAAGTCTTTCGTTAATTCTTCCGTTGTTTCAACTGTAACTGAAGAAGAGCCATTAAACCTTAGTCCTAATCAGGTTTACCTACGCTTACCTTGGCTTAAATCATATGCAGGTGGTAATGCAGATAAGTTAGTAGATGCTTATATAAAAGGATTTATAGAAGGAGATGGTTCAGCAACTGCAGCAACAGC